AAAATACTGGGGCAGCTAGGTCAGGCACTATAGTAATAGTTCAGGATGAGAGTGGGGAAGAGTTTACTTTTAATGTATCTCAGGCAGCAGGCAGTGTATCCTATAATTATTACTTTAGTGTTTCTCCAAGCAGTTTGAATTTTGGTTCGGCTGGGGCCACTAAATATTTAACCGTATCATCCTATCGGAAACAGGTAATCAATGGTGTAGAGCAAAACCAAATACTACCCGTAGATTTTTCAATGTCTGGTACTGTTACAGGGTTTACTACAACTCCAGGTATGGGTACTATTACACCTGGAGCAACTGGTGGTTATAATATAACGGTTACTGCATCCAAGAATTCCTCTACATCCTCAAGGGGTTTTACTTTAGGATTTACTCAAAAGAATTCTAATAAAAAGGTAGACATTATAGTTTCTCAATCCGGGGTAAGTGTAACTTATAATTATTACCTTAGATTTGTTTCTAATGGTACCCGGAATTTGGAGAAAATAGTGGTTGCTCTAGCTAATGTTACTGAGAATATAGTTGCAGAAGCTTATACTAGAAGAGTAGTAGATGGGGTTGAGGAAACTACTAAAAACCCCTCTGGGCTGAGCTTAGTATCTAAACCTTCTTGGGTAAGTAAGGTAACTATAGGTCTTAATGCCGATATAGATGGTACCTATAATATAAAGTTAACTGTGGATGAAAATACCAGTTCAACGGCTAGAGAGGGGAAGGTTGTAATAAAACCAGATGATAATGATGATGAGGGATGGATACTTACTATCACCGTGAAGCAAAATGCTGCAACAATTACCTATGAATATGTATTCGAAATATTCTAAGGTTAAATAAATCAACCAGAATCAAGTAAACCGGCTCCAGAATTTGAAGAGTTTACTGCTACCGTAAATCAAAGGCTTACCAATCAAGAAACTCTTTTAATGAGGATTGCCCAAGAACTGGGACTGGATAAACCTAAACAATAAGAATTATGCCAAGTAAGTCGGTTAATATTACAATATCGACTCCAATTGGTCCTCTAGAAATATACGTAGATAAACGAGAACAAGCTCGTGCAGAAAGGTTGATTGCTAAAACCCCAAGTATCTTAACCAAAGGATATGCGAAAGGTACAGAAAGGTTTGGCAATCAACTTCTTCGTATAGTAAGACGAAGTTTAAATACCGGTATACCTCCAAGAGGTTCTGGGGTATCTTGGCCAAAACATAGTCCGGGTACCATAAAGAAATATGGAGAACATACCCTACTAAACCTTACTGGGCAGTATGCTCGGTCGGTAACTATAGTAAAAGGTAAGAAACGAACTTTCGTAGGTTTACCAATTGGAATCAAGAAGATTACCTACACTGGTAGTCCTTCAAGAAGAACGTTGAATCAAATAGCTATTATGCTAGAATATGGTAGTAGAGATGGTAATTTACCACCTCGTCCTCTATGGAATCCTGCATTTAAAGCTGCAGGTGGAAAGGCAGCTTTACAAAGGGAAATACGAAATGAGATTAGGAAAGAAATAAGGAAAGTTAGATAATGGCAGCAGATTTCGAAATATCTTCATTATCGGGAACCGGTACTGCTACTATTCGTGTAAAACCGAAAGCAGTAAATGAGGATATGGGTAATATAAAAGAACAGGTTCTCAAAGTAGTAGTTCAAGGAGTAGAAAGGGAAGTAACTCTAGTACAAAAGGCTGCACCCAAGGTAGTAGAGACTTGGGGTACTTACTTTAGTATTACTCCAGAAACTACTGCTCATACCTTTGATGGTACGAAGAGTGGTGAAACTTTAGAGGTAGGCGTTTATAGTTATCAACAGAAGTTTATTAACAATGAGCCTCAAGATGAATACCGTGCTGTAGATTGGAAAGTTGAAAGTACAGTGGATTGGTTAACTGTTACCAAAGAGGCAGGGGAGTTAAATAAATTAGGTAAGGTAACTATAAAAACCAAATCTAATAATACAGAATTTACAGGTAATGATGCTGACCCAATCGAAAGAATGGGAGTAATCAAAATTACTCAGAATATAGAAGCAGAGCCTACCAAAGAAATTAACATCACTCAAGGTAAGGGGGCAGTAAGTTTTCGACTTAAGGTTGATGGTAATGGTACTAATATTGGTGGGTTAATGGTTTATGAGGGTAGTAAGGATGTAGTATTAGACGTAACTATTGATAAGTGGATTAATAGTAGAACGGTTAAAACCTACCTTAATCCCATGATTAAAATACCTACTCTTGGAGAGAGAAAGACATATTCTGGTACTTCTTCTATCGGTGGTACTTCACTTACCTATGAAGGGGAAGGTTGGGTAACTAATACCGGAGGTTTAACAAATAATTGGTATGGTCATACTACTATCACCTGTAACTTTAAAGCTAAGAACAACAGTAAGTTTGATGAAACAGTTCAAAGGATAACTGGAGCATATCCAAAGTGGCATATAGAGGTTGACCCAAGTAGATTACCACCGGGTTGTTCTTTAAGTGATCTCGGTACTAATGAATTTTACTTTTTTACATAATTATGGTAAACTCAGAAGAAGTAGTTGAGAGGACTTTTTATATAAGCCTTCTTAGTACAATGTTAGAAATGGGTCTTACTATAAATCCTGATGACTTCTTACCTTTGTCTCAAGAAAACGAGAAAAGGTTTCAAGAAGCCATAAAGAATATGAAGAAGTTCATACCTTTATTTGGTATCGGGAATAATCAAGTAAAAGGACCCAAGACTCTCCCTCGAATAACCATTGAATTACAAGGTTATTATGCTGGGGATATAGGAGTGAACAAATACATCATTGGTGATAAACTTGAGGACGGTAATTACCAAGCTTCAGAGTTTCCTTATGAAACAAAAGATATTACCATAGATGTACACCTCGTTTCTCAAACTCAATCAGATATGAGATTATTGCATACAATCTTATATACTGGTTTGCCTGCTAGAGGATATATAAGACCTTACTTTAATGACTTAGATGAATGGAGTAAGGGCAGGCTTGCTCCTACCGGAAATCTTTTCATTGAAGTAGGTAATTACTATGACCACCCCGATGTTGAACATGGTATACTTGAAAAGGTATATACCTATGTATGTAAAGATGGTATTCTCCCAGAAAAACTTTTGGAAGAAGGTACACTTACACCAATCAAAGATATCTCAGTTTTCATTGGGTTGTTAGAACAAGAAGAAAAGGAAATGTTAGAGTTAAAGGTACCAAAACCATAGGTACAATACTCTAAGGTATAAATTAAACAAGTAATTAACTTTAATCACAATAGAATTATGCCAACTTCACCTCATGTTGATTTTAAGTTTAAGAACAATAACGTTCTTCAAACTACTCCTATGTTAGGAGTTTCTTGTGTATTGGCTAGAACTACTAAAGGTCCATACGATGACCCTTCAGAAATCATCTCTACATTCCCTCAGTTCCAAAGAATCTACGGTTCTGAAATTGTACCAGATGGTTCTGTATCAAATATCGAAAAGGCTTTGCAGGGTGGTTCTAAGCTTCGTGTTATTCGAGTACTCGGTAAAGGAGCTACTCAAGGTACAGTAGCTGCAACAGCAGGTAAAGCTAAGACAGTTGCTAAATCAGAAGAAGAGGGGATAGCTCCTGCTTCTGCAGTTCCAGAACCTGCTACACCGGCTGCAATTATTACTATTGCTTCTGGTGGAACTACCTACAGTTTGGGATTAGTAACTAAAGGTTACGGTGATCCTATTGGTAGTACAGATACATTCCAGGTAGGTTTTTATAAACAGGCTAATACCCTTTATTATAAAATCTATTCAGGTAATGGGCAGGTATTGGAACAAGGTCCAGTAGTAACTTATAAGACTGCTGATGATAACAATAATACTTCAGTAGATTACCTTGCTCTTAGTGCTTTTGCTAAGAACTCGGAATATCTTAAACCAGTAGTTGTGGCAGGCTCATCTTTCGAGAACCTAATCAAATGGTTAACCGAGAGTGTAGATGGTACCAAAAATGCGGTTACGGTTACCGTAGGTGGGGCTGCTCCTACTGATACCGAGAAAATGTTTACAGGTACTGTAGGTAGTGCTGGTTCTACTCCAACTGCCGACGAGTGGATTGCTTCATTGGACTTGGTAAAAGACTACACCGATTTCTACCAATTATTTATTTCTCATATTTCTCAACACCTTACGGCTGATGCCGATGTACTTAAGGTATACAAGGCTGCTGGAGATATGGCAAAAGAATTGATGGAATGGGTACTCTATATTGAGGTTCCAAAACATCTTACCCATTATACTCAAGGTACTCAAGCTAGAGATTACAAAGCTCAAGTAACTTGGGTACAGACTTGCTTGGGTACAGTAGGTAATTCTAAGTACATTGCCTATTTTGGTGGTGGGCTTAAGTACTACAATGAAAACGGTAATCTTCAGGATTCAGATGTAGTGGGTACCATTGCAGGTTTGGGAGATGCTTCTGCTACTCAGTATGGGCCTTGGAAATCCTTTGCTGGTATGAACCGAGGAGTAATTGGGGATGCTGTTGGACCAGTATGCCCGAATTATGGTTCTCCTTCTCGATATAATGAACTGAACATCCTTGCTCAGAATTATATCAATGAGATGGTAATCAAAGATACACCAGATGCTGGTAAACAAACTATGCTCTGGCATTGCTTCTCCTCTCAAGTAAAACAGGATTCTGAAAGATTCCTTTCAATCGTAAGGTTGAATCTGTATCTGAAGAAATTCCTTCGCCCAGTACTTAACAAGTATTTGGAAGAACCAAACGTTTGGAGTACTTGGAAGAGAATCTGGTTGGAAGTTAAACCTACTCTGGATTCATTGGTGGATGAAGATGCCATGACAGAATATACCTGGATGGGTGACCAAGATGCAACTTCTTGGGATGACCTTTCGGTAAATAACGAAGCAGATGCTCGTCAAGGTAAATATCGTGCTATCCTTAAGTATAAGGACGTAGTTCCTATGCAAGAGGTAACTATGGAGATTGTAATTGATGCTGCCTCTAAGTCGGTATCAGTTGTAGAAACAAGTAATAACCTATAAACATTATAACGATGGGAGCAAAAGTAAAAAACCCACGGAAAAAATTCCTGTGGAGTATTATGTTTCCTAAGCACCCTATCAATACCTACCTCTTTCAAACTTGTACTTTGCCAGATGTAGAAATTGACCAGGTAGCTCATGGGGACGTTAATAGAGACGTTAAAACTGCAGGTAGGGTTACAGTAGGTAATCTAATTGTAGAGAAACTTATGACTACTGCAGGTTCAGATACATGGCTTCATGATTGGCTTTATTCTTGCCAGGATATGATTGCTGGTGGAGGATTGGTACCAAGCCAATATTGGGAAACTGCAATTGTAAATGAACTTGCTGAAGATGGGGTATCAGTTCTTAATACCCATATCTATGAAGAGGTTTGGCCATGTAAGATAACTGGCCTTGACTTGGACAGAATGGCTTCAGAGAACACCATTGAGTCTATCGAATTCTCAGTAGGTACTGCAGACAAATATTAATTCCTTAGTCTATTTTCACTAAGATTCGGTGGAGGGGTGGGATTCCTGAGATAGGATGTCTCACCCCTTTCTTGTTGTTACAGGGAATACTATGAACATTTGTAAACATTAAAATATTAAATTATGGAATTTAGAACATTTGAATTTACCGGGCCCTCTGGTTATCTTTACGAAATCAGAGAACAGAATGGAGCTGATGAGGATATACTCAGCAACATGTCAGACATGAAGACTTTGATGAACCTTACCAAGTTCATTGCAGCCATAGTAATCAGAACCAATGCTACTCTCACTGGTAGGTTAACTGTAGAGGATGCACTTAACCTACCAGTAAATGACCGCTATGCCATCATATTCAATTCTCGTATTTTCTCACTGGGAGATGAGGTAGAATTTGAATATGATTGGGGTAATGAAAATGGTGGTAAGGTTACTTATGGCCAAGATCTTCATGAATTCCTTTTCGATTATGGTACAGTACCTACAGAAGAGGAACTTGGTAAAAAACCAGATGCTATACCTTTCTACCCCGAGGGTGTTAAATTGGTAGACCATGAATACACCCTGACTTCAGGTAAGCATATCAAATTCGATTGCATGACCGGTAAGGGAGAACAAGCTTTCATGAAACTCCCTATGGAAAAGCAAACTAAGAATGCCCCTCTTCTTTGCCGTAACCTTTATTTAGAGGTAGATGGGAAATGGGAGAAGGTAGAAAGCTTTATGCCATTCAGTGCAAAGGATATGGCTGAGATGAGAAAATATATACTATCTATCGACCCAGTATTCAAGGGTGATTCCCATATTACTAATCCAGTTACTGGGGAGGAAAGAACTTATCCTGTAGTATGGGCACCTAATTTTTTCTACCTGACGGAAGAGTAACTTTAGAGGGTGATTTTGTTTATATTACCAGAGCCGAGATAACCTTAGATTATTTCGGCTTTTTACATCTTCCGTATAGGATAAGGAAAATATTCAAGGATATGGCCGAGCAATATTATAAACAATTAAAGAAGAAAACAAGATGATAAATACCAGTAGGAGTGTAATAGAGGTCGGTGTTGCCATGGTTTTAAGAGACCGATTCTCTCAGGAAGCAGGTAAGATATCTGGGTCATTTAGAACTATGATGAATGACATGACTACCTGGAATAGAGGTATTCAGATGTCAGCTTCCAATACAATGGACTTCGGGATGCAACTTGTGGGGGGAATGGCAAGGGCCTATAAATACTCTGCGGGTGTTCAGAATGAAGTTTGGACTGCTTCGAAGATTGCTGGTGCTACCATTGCAGAACAAAGAGAAATGTTACAATTGGCAAAGGATGTCAATGAGATAACCCCTCTTACTGCTTCAGATGTTGCATCAGGACAAAGATACTTGGCTATGGCCGGTAATAAATTCGATGCTATTAAGGAAATGATTGGGCCAGCCTCTAAGCTGGCTTCAATCTTTACTATGCCAGTGGGACAGAAAGGTGGTGTAGCTGACTTGATGACTAACATTATGTCAATGTACCAAATCCCAATGACAGAAGCCGCTAGAGTAACCGATGATTTATATACTGCTGTTACTAATGCAAATATATCTTTAACAGACTTAGCCCAGTCCATATCCTATGCAGGAGCAGATATGGCAACTGCTGGAGTAGACCTTCGGCAAACGGCTGCTGCTATTGGTGTATTAGGTGATATGGGTATACAAGGTTCTATGGCAGGTACTTCACTGGCTAATATGATACGTTATTTACAACTATCCCTTGTTAACCAAAAAAAGAAAGGCTATAACGCTTTAGCAGACTTAGGCTTAAGTCCCGATGAATTCTTCGATGCTAAAGGTAACCTTATAGACCTTTACACTATCTATCAGAAGTTTGCTAAGGCTGCAGTAGATTTGCCTTCACGAATTGAAACCCCAACCTTCTTCAATATCTTTGGGGTTCGTGGTAATAGAGGTATGCTCCCAGTACTTAGGGATATTGCTTCTGGTAGAGATAAGATGGGTAAGATACTTGCAACCTATAATCAGAATATGGGTGCAGTAAACAGACTCAACGAAGAAAGACTTAAAACTGATGCTGGTGTAATTGACCAATGGCAATCAGGTCTAGAGAACTTAACAGTTACTGCAGGTGCAGCACTTGGTAGAGTATTTACACCAGTACTTCAATTCGGTACCAGGTTAGTTAATATAATTAACTCGGTATCAGAAACTTGGGCAGGAGGCTTTGCCCTTAGAGTTGTAGCAACTGGTGTAGTAGTGGGTACTATAGTAGCAGGTTTTAAAACTCTAAGAGGTATAATGCAAATGACCTCTTACCTTCAAACTTTAACCACCAGGGAATCTAATGGTATGTCAGCAGCGGCCATAAAGACCAATACCCAATTTGCCATCATGGAAGCACACATGGTAAGTATGGTTAACCTTATGAGAACTATGGTACAACTACAGATGATGATGGGTGGTGTTGGTATGAACAGTAAGGGTAGATTCTATAATTCAAAAACTGGTAGATTTGTTAAGACTCCTAATCCTGGTGTACCTTTAGCTACTACTATGGGTGCTAGTTTAATTGGTGGAGCAGTAGGTCAAAATATGGCAAACACTGGAGGTCAGATAATTAGACAAGGAACTGCAAAAGGGCTAGCTTCAATTGGTGGTCGTCTTTTGGGATTCTTAGGTGGACCTATTGGAATTGGTATTACAGTACTTCTTCCTTTATTAATCGAGGGTATTAGTTACCTTAGCAATTCAGTAGATAGAAATACCGATGCTCAAAATAATAAAGAGGATGACCCATTAGCTATGAGGGCTCAGAATGAAGAAAGATTTCTTAATGCCATGAGAGCTGCTATTAGGGATGGTTTAGGAGACGGTAAGATTGGTATCACAATCGATGGTCAATCTGCTGGAGATTATACCCTTGGTAGTCAACAGGACTATACTGGAGTAGTATTAGGATTATAAACTAAAATATTATGGCTAGAGTATTAAATAAAGCAACAGGTAAGGTTGTTGAAAAGTACAATGATCTTACACGAGATACCTCGGGTGTTCTTACTGGCCCATTAAATAAATTATGGAGAGCTCGAATATTATTAAATCGAGCTATATCCACTCTCCCCAAAGATGATGCTTTAAAAGGTAAAGCCTATGACCCTAATGGGGTTTTAGGGGAATCTCAGATATCATCTAAGAACCCCATCTTAAATAAACAACTCCAGGCTAAATGGAGAATGGAATTGCAATTCCCAAGGATGGAAGAGGGAGAAGGTATAGACCCAGCAAAGGGCAATAAGAATACTACTAATTATCGAAACTTTGAGGTAAAGGCAGACATTCGATATCAGAATGAAGTACGGATATATAATATGTCTGCTAATCCTACACAATATATTACCTTACAGAACAGACCTCCAGAATTGGATTTCAGAGGAGAAACTACCTGGGCAACAATTAAATCCATGGGACGTAATACACCCATGTATCACTTTACTGGTGCCGAAGATATTATTCAATTTAATGTATCTTGGTACTGCAATGACCCCGAGAATCCCGAAGAGGTAGTAAATAAATGTAGATTACTAGAGGCATGGACTAAGGCAAACGGTTATCAGACTGCTCCACCGATTATTCAAATCGAATGGGGGGAATCTGGTTTATTCGAGAACCATTACTACATTCTTACTTCTGCAACCTATACTCTGAAGAATTTCCAGAACGGTTACAGGATAAGGATTCCTGGTAAACCTGCTACATTTGGTAATGGTAAGTTATTACCTGCAGCTGCTACTCAAGAATTAATTTTCAAGAGAGTAAGTGCATATAACTTATCCTATGGAGACTTTATAAATTCTGATTCACTTAAAAAGACGGAGGGCATTAAATATGATTGATACAACTCAGTATTTAGTAGGTGCGAGTCCCTATAATCAAGCCTATGTTTTAAACTACGGTGATGGTGATTATTCTTTAGAGGCTGTTCAAACCTCAGTACCTTCATCATCCGATGATATACAACATACGGTAAAGGATGGAGAGACTCTACAGAATATTGCTTATAGGTATTATGGTGATTCCGGTAAGTGGTATCTTATAGCTGAGGCTAACGGTATACTAAATCCATTTAAGGAATTAGAAAGTGGAACCCTTATAAAAATCCCAGTATATGCCGGCTAAACAAAAACCCATATTATATAACGGAATGGGCCAACCATATTTGGCTCTTTTCGATTTTAAAGGAATGCCTATTAAGAATCCTCTTACGGGCATTCCTCTTGGAGCGTATATAAGTACCTGGAGTTATAGATATGATGAAGAGAAAGAGAATTTAGCAACCATTACTTTTGATACTGGTAATCCTGATACCGTAGATATAGAGGCTTTACAAGAAGGACAGAATATCTGTCTTCAGTGGGGTTACATATATCCAGACGGTTCATTTGTTTCTGGGCCGATTAAAGTAATTAAAGTAAGAGATTTCGATGCTAAGTTTGATTCTACTGGTACTCATGTAACTATAAAGTGTATTGATTCTACGGGGGATTTAAGGTATCAACCATCCTATAATTTTTCTGAGATGGAGGGATATAAGTTATCTACCTTCTTAGACAATGGCTGTGATAATTCTGTAGGTGTAATCATAGAAATATTTCAATAATGGAACAACAGATTATAAGTAATAAAGTATATGAGTCACTACAAGTACCTACTGAGAATACCAGAACTACTACTGGTAAAGTACTTTATGCGAATAGGTACAGTGGAGTAGCTAGTGTGGCTATGCCCGAAGATTTAAAAGCTCTAATAGATAGTGACTTTGGATTAGTAGGCAAGAATATATTGGTTCAGCTTGAACAGAAGATGAAGGGTTATACTAATGGCCCATGGTATGTAGATTCTAGAGATGGGGTTATCTATATACATAATCGAAAGTTTAATGAGGAACCAGTACATACTTATACCTATCAGGGAGAGAATGGTGAAGTACTCAGCGTATCTTTTACCATGCAGAATATAACTAAAAAAGTTAAAGCTACATTGGCCCCAGTAATCAATCCTGAGAGTAAAGATTTAAATGTATTTACTACTGGTATAAAAGAACCAGATGAGAATAATTTACCTCAGGTAATGCCCAATGAAGCTAATGGGGTATATTATAAAAATTGGAATACTTCAGTAGGTAAATATGGTGCTGAGAATAACCCGGATGATATTTGGAAAGTTAAAAGTATTCAAATAGAAAATGCCCTTGCAAATGATATGAACTTTAAAGCTGCCGTAGCAGCCGAGAAGGAAATGAACCATAAATGGAATAGTGATGTAGCTGAATACAAAGCTACCAATCCTGCAGAAGCTTATAGAGCGGGTAAACAAAAACATCTTGATGATCTTGAATTAAGTGAATTGAAAGCAAGTATCAATCAGGCCATATCTAATTTACCCAGTGACCGTAGAGCTGCTGTTCAACAAGCTTTACGTAATTCAAAAACTGGTAAAGAGTTAGAAGCTAATCTTTATAAGATACTAAAGAATGAACGGTACTTATTTGAAGGGGATGACCAAATGATGTATATGACTATAGAGGATGTAGACCCAAGAGATTATGACCCACAACATGCTAATAAGGGTGGGGCTACTGCTTGGGGCTCAGAGGATATGGCCAGTGTAAATCGAGGTATTCAAGCTTTGAAGGATGGGCCTTATACCATTGTGGTAGATGATACTCCGGTGATAAAATATAAGAACCCCTTAAATCAAAGCTTGGGTATTTATAGTATCAGTGTTAAGGTACAGCATTGGAAAAAAGCCAACATGGATGTACCTATCTATAAGCTCTATCATAACCTATTTAGTAGATACGGTGGGGCAGATAAGTATGCTTGGGCTGCTAATGCTAATGCCAATGGTGGGTTAAAACATACTGAGAAAAGGTTAGTATGTCAAATGCAGGTAATAGGTAGACCTTCTCTTGCCTCATCTCAAATAATTAATATTGAGAACGTAGGTAAACGTTGGTCAGGGCCTTGGTATATCAAACAATGTACTCACTCTATGGATGCTGGTCAAGGCTATATAACCAATTTGGAGTTAGTAAAGAATTTAGGTAAGTCTGGTTCTGTTACTTCTCAATCTGGTCTATCTACTCAGGATATAGTAGCAAATGATGCTAAGTCTAACAGTAAAACAAGTAAAGGTAAAGATAAGAAATCCCTTAGCAATGTAAACGAATTAATACTTGACTTCACTTACAATGAAGTAGTATACTTCGTGGAAACTTTCTTAGATAAAAATGGGGAAGTTAAAGACAGAAAGGGAGTAGAGGAATTTCTTCGTAAGAGGGCTTACTATACCGAAGTACTTGCTAAAGACCCAATCGAAAAAGCAGAAGGAATAGTAATTACTGAAGGTAATCTTACTACCTCTACTGGTAAGTATATGCCAGGAAAGATAACTATTAAGGACGTACAAGTTCCTGATGATTACTGGGTTAAGTTTGATTATAGGGCAGTAGCCATGAGGAATTACAAAGAATATTTGAAAAAGAATAAAATAAAATAATTATGGGATACGAAACTGCACAGATTATTACCGAGGAAGGCCTAGAAGGTCTCGGTAGATATTATTCAGTCTATCGAGGTATAGTTGTAGATAACAATGATACCGAGAAGAATATGAATAGGGTAAAGGTATGTATTCCAGAAGTAATGGGTGGTACTTTTACTTGGGCTATCCCTAAAGGTCAACATGGTTCTATAAGTAGTGGTTTTAAATATTTAGCCCCGAAGGTTGGAGACATAGTATTTATTACTTTCGAATTTGGTGACCCAACAAAGCCTTTATGGGAATACCATGGTTGGGGATTACAACAAATACCTCAACCCCTTAATGGTCCGAATAAAATGGGCTTAGTTACACCTGAGGGTAACTTAATTGTGATTGATGATGATGAAGGAACCTTGAACCTATATTTTAATGGCTCTGTATCTTTATATTCAGAAAGTGATGTAGTGATAGCCTCTAAGAAAAGTATAGGTATAAATTCTGGGGATTCAGTAGTACTTAATACCGGAGAGAATAGAGGAATCATTAATATTGAACAGTTAACCGAGAAACTAAATCAAACTGTTAAAGAGTTAGAACAACTTCGCAGTTTGTTTAATTCTCATGTACACTCAGGTGTAACTACCGGACCAGGTTCTTCTGGTCCAACAGTAACTCAAGTAACTAAACCTTTCTCACAATTCGTTATAGACGATTATGAGGATAAATCTTGCATACACTAATGGAAAAGAATTACTTTACAGATCTAGTTGGTATAGGTGTAACATATCCTATTCAGCTTACTCAGAATGAAAAGGGTGAAAGAGGTTGGTACCCAGTTAATGGGGATTTTAAACTTATCCGAAATAATATAAGTTCGATATTATATTATATGATAGGTCAGAGGTTTCGACAAGAAAACTTTGGTAGTAAACTATGGCAATGTATTGAGGAACCAAACTCACAAGCCCTGAGTTTTATAATTAAAGAGTTTTTAAAACAAGCCATAGGTGCTTGGGAACAAAGAATAACCTTCCAAAGTATCACAGTTACTAGAGTTGATGCAAAAATACACATAGAAGTAGCTTATGTAGTAAATGGAACAAATTCTAGTCAGTACCTTGATATCACCTATGACAGTTCGGATAATTCATTAAATACACAATAATATGGGAATCACTAATAAATGGCTTAACCCATACCAGAGGTCATATCAACAGATTAAGGCTAAACTGGTAGAATCCCTTATGGGGCTAAAAGACTCTCAAGGTCAGAAACTCATAACGGATTATTCGGAGGGGAATATCTTAATTATTATCCTCTCATTGTTTGCGGCAATTGCCGAAGTACTCCATTACTATGTAGATAACATGGCAAGGGAAACTTTCCTATCTACTGCAAGAAGGTATGATTCGGTAGTTAAACATGGAGCATTGGTAGATTACCATGCTCGAGCAGCAATCGCAGCTACTGTAGATGTAATCTTATCTAGAAGTATTACTGGTAATTCTATCGGAGCCAAATTAACTATACCTCAAAGTACTGTATTTACAGACTCTAATGGTAATTCTTGGTTATCTGCCAGAGATGTAATATGGTATTCAAATGTAACTACCTGTAAAGTACCTCTTATACAGCATGAGAAATATACTTCGAGTGCTCTTAATAATATGGTAATACCCAGTGGGGATAGAGTAATACTTAACCTTGGTACATTACCAAACGGTAAATACTATGAACAAGGTTCTATGTCTTTACAGATAGGTGGAGAATCCTGGGTATTAGTAGATACTTTTGCAAAATCCAAACCTACAGATAAACATTTCATGGTATCAGTAGATGAAGCTCTCAACCCTTATATAATGTTTGGAGATGGTACTTTTGGTAAGAAGCCTGCTGCTGGTGCAAAGATAACTAATGTAGTATTCTACTTAACCAACGGTTCTCAGGGAAATGTAAAGAGTAATACCATTACTTCTATACCCTCAGTAATATCTTCATCAATTACCGATGCTACAGTAAGTAATGCTTATGATGCTGCAGGAGGTTCAAACTACGAAAACTTTACAATGCTCAAGGAACATATACCTTTGAGTGTAAAAACCTTGGGAGTAGCAATTACCAAAGAGGACTTCGAAAGTTTGGCCATGTTAGTAGATGGGGTAAACAAAGCTAAGGCAGATTATGAATGTGGTAGAAAGCTTACCGTATATATTAGCCCAGATGGTGGAGCAGTTGCATCTTCAGAATTAATAAACAGAGTATACAACCTATTATCTCAAAGAGCTCCCATGACTACCTGGCTTAAGGTTAAGTCTGCAGGCAAGGTTCAGATAATCCTAGAAATGGATGTTACTGGTAAGAAATCTTATAAAACTGCAGAGATACAAACTCAGATACTTACCGCATTATATAATGCTTATTCTCCGGAACAAGCCCAGATAGGTGGTGATGTAAGAATATCTGATATCTATGCTTTGATAGATAACCTTTCTACCGTAGACTATCTACATCTTACTAAGTTCTACATTAAACCTTGGCCTATCACCATTTACGGTAATAAAGAATTAAGCTTGGGACAATTTAAGTTAAACAAAGCTACTGGGTCAATGACCTATTATATAACCTTCAATTCTTCAACTACATTTACTGTACGTTCGGTATCTAATGGTTATGTAACTACAGGGACAGTAGGTAACTCTATCCAGATAATCGATAAAGCAAATGGTTTTGATTTCTCTTTGGACATTCAGAATAACAGCTATCAATCTGGGTATAGGTATTCTATTACGGTATCAGAACCTAATCACGATTATGAAGACCCAGGGTTTAACTTACCCGTATTCGAAAATGCTTCACAACTAACACTAACCGTAAAAGAGATAGTATAATGATAAACCTAAAAAATCTAATCGATTTTTTACCATTCGAATATAAGGACCAAGATACTTATAAGGTAAATGGTAAAGGCATCTTAGAAAGGTTTCTAGAAATTTGCGGAGAGCATTTTGAAGATTATATTACTAAGGACATTGAGAATATTCTGGATATTATCGATATAGATAAAACCCCAGATATGTACCTTAACTTCCTTTGGCAATTTCTCGGAGAAATGCCCTTTGCTTATGGGAACACTATAGATGCTCAAAAATGGTCAGAGTACTTTAATGGGTTTTATTCTGATAGTAAACTTCAAGAGCTATCAAAGCTTTGGATAATTCCAAAGGAAGGCCCATTCACTTTAACAAGTAC